TACAGAGATTGTAGGTGCTGGAGTTGCTTCTTTTAACCCAAGGATTTCAGCAACTGACTCAGTAACAGAGATTGATATTGATTTAGATGCAACTGCTGGTACATATCATGTATTTGAACCAAATATCAGTGCAGCTATTGCTAGTAAAAATTTATATATGGGTGCAGGTTCTACTTGTGACACTGCTTTAACAGCTTTTAGGGGTACTCTTGAAATAGAATATTCTGTATTTTAGGAGGGCAACATGGCTGATGCAGTAGCAAGTCAAACCATACAAGACGGCTTAAAAACGGCTGTTTTAAAGTTTACAAACATTAGTGATGGTACTGGAGAAAGTGCTGTTGCAAAAGTTGATGTGAGTGCTTTAGGAGCCGATGCAAGTGGACGTGCTTGTACTGATGCAACGATTGAGAAGATATGGTGGCAATGTACAGGCATGAAAGTAAGTATTTTATTTGATGCTTCAACAGATGTTTTAGCAATACAACTAGGGGAAAACCAATCTGGTTATCACGATTATACTTCCTTTGGTGGTATTCCGAACAATTCTGGAAGTGGTAAAACAGGTGATATTAAGTTTACCACTGTTGAACACTCAAGTGCTGATACTTATACAATCATTATGCAAGTCAGAAAAGGGTATTAATGTCTACAAAAATACAAGGTGAAATAAAGGTTGTTAATCAAAGATTAGATACAATTGAAAATAATCACCTTGTTCATCTGAGAGAAGACATTAAATCTTTAAACCAAAAAATATGGGCGATAGTTATATTAGCTATCGCTCAGTTATGTTCTTTAGTTTTAATTTTTTTGTCACAAGCAATTTGAGGTAAAAATGGCAACATCAAGCTCAACGGATTTTGAATTAGCAGTCGATGACTATATTGAAGAAGCCTTTGAAAGATGTGGCTTAGAGATTAGAACAGGATACGATTTAAAAACTGCTAAAAGATCATTAAACTTAATGTTAGCAGAATGGGCTAACAGAGGTTTGAACCAATGGACAATTGTTCAGAGAACACAAGCATTGACAGCAGATGACAGCGAGTATGATTTAGGCACAGATGTTATTGACGTTTTATCTGTGGTTGTTAGAAGAAGTGGAACAGATTTTAATATGTCACGTATAAGTCGTGATGCTTATTTATCCATCCCAACAAAAACAACAACGGGTAGACCCACACAATTTTTTCTTGATAGACAAATAACACCTAATTTAAAAATATGGCCTGCACCTGAGAACAGTACAGATGTCATACATTATGATGCACTTACTAGAATACAAGATGCTGATACAATGCAGAATACATTAGAAGTTCCTTTTAGATTTTATCCTTGTTTAGCAGCAGGTCTGGCATATTACATATCAATGAAACGTGCACCAGATCGTGTTCAATTATTAAAAAATGTTTATGAAGAAGAATTTGATAGAGCTATGGCAGAAGATAGAGACAGGTCATCTTTTACCATAACTCCTAGTATGTCGTATTATAAGGTTGGATAATGCCAAAATATGCAAATGCAAGTAACGCTTATGTAATTTCAGATCGTTCTGGATTTAGGTATCGTTTTAAAGATACTAGAAAAGAATGGAATGGATTACTTGTTGGTAAAGATGAATACGAAGAAAAGCACCCACAATTAGATCCTAAACATAATACAGCAGATGCAGAAGCCTTGAGAGATGCAAGACCTGAGAGGTCAGAACCATCTATAGAAGTTTTATTAGAATTAAACCCTTTTCAGACAGGTAGCTCTGGAAGTGGTACAATAACTGTTACAGAGAAAAGTCACGGAAGATTAGCATCAAGCACTGTTCGTTTTAGAAATGTTGCTTCTTTTGATGGTATAACAAGTTCAGTAATGCAAAATGCTTCTGGTTATAGTATTGCTAGTGTTGTTGATACAGATAGCTATACTGTTAGTGTATCTGATACTGCAACTGTAGGTTCTGTAAAAGGTGGTGGTAAGATTGCATCAGCAGGACCTGTGACATTGGAGAGTTAAATGAGTTTTACATTAACAGAATTAAAATCAACGATACAAGATTATTCAGAGAACAATGAAACAACTTTTGTTGCTAATCTTAGAGAGTTTATAAGAGCATCAGAAAATAGACTTTTTAAAATGATTGATTTTGAAGTATTTCGTAGAAATGTAACCAGTGCTACTTCTTCTTCTGATAAGTTTTTATCAGTGCCAACAGACTTTTTCTCTCCTTTTAGTTTATCTGTAACTAATTCTAGCAATACTGAGTTTCTTTTGGAAAAAGATGTAAACTTTATACAAGAATATAATCCCAATCCTGCTACAACAGGTGTTCCAAAATATTATGCAAGATTTGATGTAGATAATTTTATATTAGCTCCTACACCAAACAGTAATTATCCTGTTGAACTACATTATTATTATAGACCAACTAGCTTAGCAGACAGCACAATTGTTCTGACAGTAGGAGCTGCAAGTAGTTTTGCTGTAAACGAAGTAATTACAGGAGCTTCTAGTGGTGCTACAGCAACTATTAGCTCTAAGGATGATAGTACAAATAAATTAACAATAGTGGTTCCAACAACAGCATTTACAAATGGAGAGACAGTAACAGGTGGTACAACTGCTCACAGTTCTGCTATATCTGCTATATCAAGTGATACAACAACAACATGGTTGAGTAAAAATGCTAGAAGTGCTTTACTGTATGGAGCACTTTATGAGAGTTATATTTTTATGAAAGGTGAGCCAGATATTTTGACTTTATATGAAAAAAGATTTATGGAAGAAGTGAGTAGGTTAAAAGATTTTGGTGAGTCCAGAGAAAATGCTGATGCTTATAGGCAAGGATTGCCTAGAAAACCAAGAACATAGGAGATAGATTATGGCAACCTCAAATGCAGCAACCAACTATTTAGAGAGAAGATTATTACATTATATTTTTAAAAATAATTCTCTTACTTTTAATAGTCCAGGTGACAATATTTATGTAGGACTAGCAACAGCCGTATCTGCCGCTGAAACAGGTTCAGTAACAGAAGCAAGTTTTGGTGGATATGCCAGACAAAATGTTACAGCAGCTAATTGGACAACAATAGGTGCTGACTCAACAGATACACAGACAGCAAAAAATACAAATGCAATTGATTTTCCAGCCAAGACAGATAGTGGAACACAAACAATAACTCATGTTATTATAACTGATGCAAGTTCAAGTGGTAACACATTGTTTGTAGGTGCTTTAGATGCAACTAAGACATTAGCAGAGGGTGATATATTTAGAATAAACGCAACAAACTTGAGTATTGAGTTGAAATAATGGCTTTAGTAATAAAGGATAGAGTTAAAGAAACCACAACTACTACAGGCACTGGAACATTTAATTTAGCTGGTGCAGTAAGTGGCTTTGAAGGTTTTATCCAAGTTGGTGATGGCAATACTACTTATTATGTTTGCACAGACAATACTGATTTTGAAATTGGTATAGGAACATTTACTGACGCATCACCTGACACTCTTTCAAGAGATACAATTTTACAAAGCTCTAATTCAGACAATAAAGTAGATTGGTCAGCAGGAACAAGAACAATATTCTGTACATACCCTGCTGACAAGGCAGTGTTTGAAGATGCAAGTAATAATATAAACGGAACATTTGTAGGTAATATAACTGGTAATGTTACAGGAAATACATCTGGTACTGCGGCAACTGTAACAACAGCCGCACAAACCAACATTACATCATTAGGAACGCTTACGGCTCTTACTGTAGATGATGTGGCGATTGATGGCAAAGTTGTAACGCTTACAGGCTCTACTAGTGACACTGCTACATTAACAGCAGGAACAAATGGCACATTAGATATTGTAACAACAGATGCAGGGGGTGCTAGTGCTAACATACAAATTACGGCAGATGGTACGGCAGAACTTGCAGGAACAACTGTTACACTAGACTCAAGTGGTGGTATCACATTAGATGCAGATGGTGGTACAATAACATTTGCAGATGCTGGTTCTTCATTAGGTCT